TCTTGGCACTCTTTCTGGAATGCTTTGCAGTCTTCCACGAACTGGCCCGAAACCTCAACGGTCTCATCTACCATTTTGTTCCATGCTTCTTCTGCTTTGGCCATTGCTGCGAGGGCTTCTTCGGTTGCGGTCATGTGTGTATTCTACTTTATTTTTCTAAGTGGTGCAAGCTCTTTTCGTATAAAAAGAAAACTTTTTTTAACGAGGGCGGGAAGCGTTCGCCGCTTTGCGGTTTTCAAACTTCTCAACACGAACGAACTTCCCTTCGGGAAAAGCCCAGTGTTCGCCATTCTTGATCCGCTCAACTCTTTGTGCGTTGTCGGTCTCGCCCCAAACAAATTCTTTGCCTTGGGCAGTTTTCGTGATGATGACGAAAAACGGGATTTCGTCTGCGTGCTTCACTTTTACTCCGTTGGTGTATATCGTTGCCATGCGTGTATTTTATCACAGATTAGGGTAAACAAAAAGGTTTTTCTGCATAAAAGAACGATTTATTTTGAGTTGTAATACAGCATACCCACCCCCATAGCACCCACCCCATTTTTCAAAAGTTCAGGCCCCTTAATAGTTACAATTGCCGGGGGGGACTGTTTCCTCAATCTATCAACATCAAAATACCCCTACCTATTATTCAGTTAACGTGGAAAGAGAGGTAGTTCAGTAAAATAAAAAACAAAAAAAATAAAATAGGTGTATAAATATGTATGGTATATAAGGATTTGGGCATTAGCATAGGTGGTTTTGATTTCCAGTCTGCGACGAGGGTTTCTGTTCAATACCCTACACAAATTAGTGCTAAGAGAAATTTGGGTGAAAATATAAAAGCCGCCGATCAATTTAGATTTGACGGTCCATCTGAGGCTAAGTTGTCTATGGATTTTTTACTAAACACCGATGAGACTGTTAATGCTTATGAGTTTTTGTTTGATTCACAGGCGGCTGGAAAATCAAATAATAGTGGTCAGAGGAATTTCTCAATTAATGTCGGGGGTTTAAGCTATGGGAGTTGTTTTATAGATGATTATTCTATAGATATTGAGCCATTGGCCCCAGTTAAAGGGTCTGTAAGTTTTACATCTTACCAACCGCCGAGAGGGGCTAACATAACAGCCAACGCTTCTTCCACTGCTCAACAAAACGAAATAGTTCATGGTCATGATTGTAGTATTTCTGGGGCTAACGAGGTGGTAAGTGCTAACGTTGTAAGTAGATTGAATTATAAAAAGAGTTTTCGCAGAACTCCTGTTTATAAAATAGGGGATACTACTGGCTCTTCGTTTTTGATTGACGGTATCGAAGCTGAGATGAGTATAAGTTCGACAGGTTTGGAAAGCTTGTTGGCGATATCTGGAAATGAGGTAGTTAATGATGTGGTTGTGGAAATGCAGAGTACTGATGGTTCAATTATTACTCCTACCTTTACAACTACTGATGAATTTAAAATAAATATACCTAGTGGGTCTAGGGTATCTGATCAAGATTTCGGGGTTGAGGGCGGAGGTTCCGTTGTGGCAAATGCTAAGATTCAGAATGTAATTTTATAAAAAAAAGGGTAATATAAGATAGAATGCCGAGAAGAAAAGCTGCGGATAAGATGGAGCCATTGGAAATGATGGCTGAGTTTGAAAGAACAATAAAATTTAATAAGCGCCAATTTAAATTCACCCCCAAACAAAAGAAGTTTCTAGATATCATACTTGACGAAGAGTCTAAAATCATTTTTGTTTCTGGACCTGCTGGCAGCTCCAAAACCTACATGAGTTTATATGGATTATTGCAGATGATGAAGTCTGATTTTTCAAAAGACTTAATATATGTAAGAAGCATCGCGGAAAGTGCAGATAAGGGGTTGGGTAGCTTACCCGGGGACATTGCTGAAAAGTTTGACCCATTTTTGGGTCCGTTATACGATAAAGTTGAAGAAATCGTTAGTGCTGGGGATGCAGTGTTCTTAAAACAGAAAGAAAAGATTTCTGGAGTGCCTATTAACTTTTTGAGAGGTGCGAGTTGGAATAATAAGTTAATTTTTGCCGATGAAGCGCAAAATTTCACTCTTGGGGAGCTGACCACGTTAATTACTCGTATTGGGGAGAATACAAAGATTATTATTGGGGGTGATTTCTTCCAAAGTGATATTGGAGTGGGTAAATCTGGATTTAAAGATTTATTTGCTAAATTTGACGACGATGAATCGAAAGAGAAGGGTATTCATACTTTCAGTTTTAACGAAAGTGATATTGTCCGTAGTGAAATCCTAAAATTCATCATAAAGAGGTTAGAAAGTGGCTCGAAATAGAAAAATCTCTATAAACTAGTATTATTGGATAATGAATCATATATTTTGTTTTAGTTGTGGCCATAAGATGAGCTATAATCTTTCTCCACCTAATTTTTGTGAAAAATGTGGTGCGGATCAGAAATCTGGCACAAGTAAAGCCTCATCTAATAAAGAAGCTCCAGTTGAAGTCGAAGAATCTTTGGCGGAAGACGAAACAAATGCTACAAGCGTTCCAAGACTTACTAAGCTCGATGTGGAAACTGAAAACTTCGGAGGTACGATGACTATTGGGCAAATGGCAGGTCAAAATACACCGCCCGTTCATAAAGGATCAAAAACACAAAATTTGAACGATTTACTTGAATAATGTCAGAAAAGAAGTCATATGAAGACTACACTGATTTTATTGATGAAGCTATAAGAAAGCAAAGATCCAGATGGAGGTTAGATGCTATTAAGTGGTTTGACTTTGAGGATGTAGAGCAGGTTGTAAAATCTCACGTAGCGCAGAAATGGGACATGTGGGATCAAAGTCGTCCACTAGGCCCGTGGTTGGGTCGAGTTATCACAAATAGGATGTGGAATTTGATTCGGGGCCATTATGGTTCTTATATTAAGCCTTGTTCTACTTGTATCCATGCTAGGGATGAATTATGCGCTAAAACTCAAAGTGGCAACCAAGATGATTCATGTAAAGATTATGCTAAGTGGCTCAAGAAGAAGAAGTATGGATTGGAATTAAAAACAGCTGGAAGTTTGGATGAGTATGATGATTTGGGGAATGTGAAATGTAATAACTCTTTTGATTATGATTACCATCTCGATAAGTTGGATGTTCAGATGAAAGAGAAGCTTTCTAAAAAGAAATACAAAGCATATAGAATGATATTCTTTGAAGAATCTTCTGAGCAAGAAGTTGCTACTTTCATGGGCTATAAATGCACACCGTCCAATAAGAAGCTTGGATATAGACAAGTTAAAAATCTAAAAAACCAATTTCACAAATTAGCATCAGAAATACTTAAAGGAAAGGATATAAACTAATATGGAACTCACAAAAGAACAAATAGAGTATCTAAAGCAAAATGCCGCGAAAATATTAAATCTCAACGAACTAACACAAAAATGTTTTAGGAATGACGATTTGGATGGCAGATCAAGCGAAGGTCGTGCAGTAAGGAAGTTTTTGATAGAAAATGACATAAATTACAAAACAACTAGAAGAAAACCGCCTGAAGAAATTGAATTCACCGAGCAGCAGCAAGAATTCATTATCGATCAAGCCAAAAATGGCTTATCTTCACTAGAAATAGCAAAACTGATTTTCCCAAACAAAGAAATCAGACCTTTAAGCAACGAACAGAGAAAAGTTTTACTGCATATCAGGGAAGTCAACCCTGACTACATGCCATCTCAAGATTCTGGAGCAATCAACGATTACATTTGCCCCAAAAGCCCTAGCAGAATTATAAAAAAAATAAATGACTCAACAGGGATCGGTTTGGAAGATGGGAAGCTAAACAGGCAAAAACAAATCTGTGTAGAAACACTGGGCATAAATTTATCCAATAGTAGGTTCCTAAAAATTATTAATAATTATACAAACGCTGAAGACCGAGAACTCTTTGAGCAGGAGTTTATTAGACTCACTTGGGATAAGCCTGATTTGACCGCTGACGAGATCAACCTCTATTTGAATGTCTGTAAAGAGATAATCAACTTGGAGGTCGTCTCGATGCATCTGAACAAGCTTAACGACATGTTTGATGTCGCTGACGATCAGACGGAGATCACAGTGCGTCTCGCGGAGATTATTAAGGCTAAATCTTCTGAGTATCACCAGTGCGAAACAAGAATCGAGAATCTGACCAAAAAACTCCAAGGAGACAGGTCAGAGAGAATGAAAAAGAACCAAAAAGAAAACGCCTCGTTTCTATCTATCGTTCAAATGTTCCAAGAAGAGGAAGAGAGGAAAAATATGGTTCACATGGCAGAAATGCAAAAAAAGATCATCAAAGAAGAAGCAGAACGGTTGGAGGGTATGGCAGAGTGGAAAGCAAGAGTTTTAGGTATAAGTCAAGAAGATGCAATTTGAATGTAAAGAATGCGGCGAAAGCTTTGGTAGCAGAAGAAGTTTACATGCTCATATAAAGAAGCATAAGCTTACTCTTGGGGATTATTACGTGAAGTATATGCCACGTTTTGATAAGCTAACTAATAAGCCTATAGAGTTCAAAAACGCAGACCAGTATCTATCTTCCGATTTCAATCGACAAGGGAATATGATTAGATGGTGTTCGGAAGCTCCAGAAGATGAGGTAAAGGAATATGTATTGGAAAAATTCAAAAAACGCATAGAGGACAAAGGTCTAGATAAAGCACCCTCTAGTGTATATTTAAAAACAGCGGGTTTACCGACAATGGAGATTATTAAACGTGTCTTTGGTAGCTACACGCTGTTTTGCCGTGAGCTGGGGATAGAAACAAGATATGGAGATAATTTATGTGAAGAGTTTTTTGAAGATCACAGTGATGCCACTGTCTGGATTGACACAAGAGAAAATCAGCCCTTAGAGTTTAAAAATTCTTTTGTTTGTAAACTAGACTATGGAGACTACACGCTGGAGCCTAAAAGTTATACCTTTACTCATGTAGAGAGAAAATCATTTAGTGACTTTGCTTCTACAGTAACTAATGGGTATGATAGGTTCTACAAAGAGATGGAGAGGTGTAGGCATTCTGGGTGTTATTTATTTGTGGTGATAGATACAGATTTCGAAGGCATATTCAAATTGAATAATTCTGTTTATAAAAGATTCAATATGAGCTACGTCTTCAACAAAATGAGGCAATTCGAAGTGGAATTCGGAGATTGCTGTCAATTTGTATTTAGCGGTTCAAGAAAAAGAAGCGAAGAGTTAATTCCCAAGATTCTTTGTTTAGGTAAGAAACTATGGAAAGTAGACTTACAATATTTTTGGGAAAAAGAATTAAATAAAAATGGCTTGGCAAGAAGGAAATCAGAAGCTGAACAGGAAGTTCAAGAATATCAACGAAGAGGTTCTTCAAAAAGAAGGTTATATAGACGACGAAGAGGCTAGGCTTCTTCTATATAAATTTCTAAGAGAAAACCCATCTTTTACTTCTGAATTATTTACAGGGGTAAAGTTATTCCCTTTCCAGCATATGGCTATTAAGGCTATGATGGAGAGCGACTACTTTTTAGGTATTTGGTCCCGTGGTATGAGTAAGTCATTCTCGACGGCTCTATTCGCTATTTTAGATTCTATTATGAATCAGGGTGTCCAGATTGGTATTATATCTAAATCCTTTCGACAGTCGAAGATGATCTTCAAGAAGATAGAGGATATAGTCAAAAGCCCTAAAGCGGAGTTCTTTTCTCAATGCGTGACTCGTACATCCAAGATGAATGATGAATGGTTGATGGAAATAGGCAGAAGTAAGATTATTGCCCTTCCTCTAGGCGATGGTGAGAAACTTCGTGGTTTCCGTTTCCAAAGAATGATTATTGATGAGTTATTGTTGATGCCTGAAAAAATTTACAATGAGGTTATCATGCCTTTCCTATCTGTTGTGGAGAACCCTACTGAGCGTCAAGAAATCTATGATCTTGAGACCCAGATGATTGAAAAGGGGGAGATGGAAGAAGAGGATAGAAAAAAATGGCCCAACAACAAAATCATTGGATTATCTTCGGCTTCGTATAAATTTGAATACTTGTTTAAATTATACCAGCAATACGAAAACTTAATCCTGAATGAAAACAAGCAAGATGGCGCACATAGAGTCATTATGCATTTCAGTTATGATTGCGCTCCAGAACAGCTATATGATCAAAACTTAATTAACCAATCTAAGTCCACCATGAGTCAAGCTCAGTTTGACCGAGAGTTTGGAGCTATATTCACCGATGACAGCTCTGGCTACTTCAAGGTGAGTAAGATGGCCGCTTGCACCATACCTGACGGTGAGGGGCAGTGTGTGGAGGTTGTCGGTGATCCTAGCAGCAAGTACATCTTGGCATTTGACCCTTCTTGGTCTGAGAGTGAAGGTTCTGACGATTTTGCGATACTGTTGATTAAGCTTCACCCAGAGACGAGGAAAGGAACAATTGTTCATAGCTACGCTGTATCTGGCGCTAATTTACAAACACATATAAGATATATGGCTTATATATTTACGCATTTCAATATTGAGATGGTTGTAGGCGATTATAATGGTGGCGTTCAGTTTTTAAATGCTTGCAAAGAAAGCGGCATATTCAAAAAACAAAATTTAAAGATAGATACTATAGATGCGGATTTAGATAACCCTAAAGACTATAAAAAGGGTATCAGGAAATTAAAAAATCAAATTAATAAGGAATCAAGGAAGTTTGTATTCTTGAGGAAGCCTACGTCCAGCTGGATCAGAAATGCTAACGAATCTCTCCAATCCGCATTTGATCACAAGAAGATATACTTCGCGGGTTCAGCTATGGATGAGAATTATAATATGCA